CGTCGAAGACTTCGTGCAACCGGACGACTCGACGGAATGGCTAGACCTGGATACCTCAGTGGAAGACCAGGGCGCACGGGATTGGTCCTGGATTGCTGACAACAACGGCTCGTTCTACGGTGGGTGGGTGCACGGTTACGTCGTTTCAGGTCAAGAACGGCGCGCAAGCATCCAACGGCTTGACCCAATGGGAGTACCGATACGCCGCTACCATCGACTGCAAGGTGGAAGCGCTATCACCGTGGGTTACTAAGCTCACGCAAAAGGCTATCTCCGGCACGTTCAGTAACACTGACGGACCCTTGGTGAAGGAGACAACAGCTAAGGATATTCAGCTTCGAACCGCTACGCACGACTACCGTCGTGGCGCTACGGTGAATAACACACGCGCGCACGGGATTGTCGTTCCTGATATTGAGTTGCCTGTTATCCGCGCTCGTGGAACCATGAAGCGTATCAAGCAGAAGCATTCGGTATCCGGCGGCACGCCAAACGCGCGTACCCTGACCCTTGAAGGGTGGGACTTCATCGACGAACGCAGGTTCGCCAAGGAAGTAACAGACGTTCTTAGCCGGTACGCTCTGGACGCGCAGCCGCACTTTACAAACCTTGAGGTACCCTACGACCTGTCGTTGGTTCTCGGCTCTATCGTTACCATTCAGGGCATGAATGAGCTAGGTAAGGAGAATGTCTTTGGTGCTGTTGTCAAGGGTGTTATCTGCGGGCTGTCACATCAACCTGACGACAACACGACAACCTTGACGGTGTGGGTGTACAGCTACGACCAGACTACTCAGACGTGGGAGACTGTGGAAACTAACAATGAGTCCGGCAAGCGAACCTGGCAGCAGCTTGAGGATACCCGCCAGCGGCAAGGCACCACATGGACGAAGGCAGAAGCTAACCCCCTGCTCTAGGAAGGAACAGATATGGGCAAGACATCAACTTGGAAACTCCACTACGACGACCCTAACGATATTGCGAAGGGGCGGCAGCAAGCGCAGAAACTCGCCGAGTCTGCGGATGCGGCTATCTCGACCTGCAAGGAACAGGTGTATCAAGACTACACTGGAAAAATCGCACGGGCAGAAAGCCAAGCGAACGATTACACCGACCGGCAAGTACAGGCCGCGAAAGTTGAGCGGAACACTCAGATAGACTTGGTGAACAAGAATATCGAAGCTAATAAGAAGGACATCGAGCAGAAGCTCTCAACTGCGACTGCAGAGGCTATCCAGCGTGAAAAGAGGATGAAGTCAGAAGCCCTCTCTGAGGCCAACGCGTTTCTCGCCGACCGTGTACCTGTAAATATAGGTCCAGATGAAACTTGGTTCACTTTCGTGAACGCTGCTTCACTACCGCCGTGGCCGCTTGCGTCGGCACCGAACAACAGCATCATCTTCTTGTACGCAGTAAACTCTGGCACGGCGTGGAATGTTTCTGTTGAGGCCGGGCAGTTCTATATCTTTGGAAAAGATAAAACTGGGCAAACTCATTATGCGCAGATTTCCAACCCATATTCCTTGACGCGCATCGTCCCACTTGCGAATGACGTGGTGGAGTTTTTCACGGCTGAGAAGGCGAGCACGAAGAAACTTCATGCGCGGTTAGCAGAAGCCGAAGCTGCGATTGCAGGGTTGAAAGCAGAGCTTACAGAACTGAAAAAGAAGCAAGCCTAGTTCCCCGGTAGAATGGGAGTGTACTGTTCGAGTACACTCCCATTTTCCTTTTACCTAGGAGGTATCAAGTGGCAGACCAGCCGCTCGTTTCCCATACCCCCCCGCCCATCGGTGCTGTCACCGTCTCGGGCGGTCTTTCCCGTTCCGAGGTTGAGTCCATCGTAGCGAGCAAGATTAACTCTCTCCCTGCGCCTGCGCCTGCGGTAGACGAATCGAAGATACGTTCGATTGTTCAGGCAGAGGTTGCGAAGATTCCGCAGACCCCCGGCGTGAGCGAGACTAAGGTTCAAGAGCTTATTCGCTCTGCTGTTGCTCAGCTTCCACCCTCGCAGAGTGGTGTGTCTGAGGAACAGGTGAACACCATCGTCCAGGCCGCTATCTCGAAGCTCCCTACCCCCCAGGAGAGCTTGTCGGAGCAGCAGGTGAATGGTCTTATCCAGGCCGCTATTGCTGCACTACCGGCACCTGATAAGGGTCTTTCTGAGGAGCAGGTGAACACCATTGTGCAGAAGGCTATCGCGGCTATACCCCCGGCAAGCGGTGTGGACGAAGCTAAGGTTACTCAGCTTATCCAGCAAGAGATTGCTAAACTTCCTCCGACCCCGGAGGGCGGCCTGAGTGCTGCGCAGGTTCAGTCTGCTATCCAGACGGCTCTGACCGAAGCGTCTAAGACCATCAAGTCTGAGACCCTGGCAGAGGTAGAACCTAAGATTGCCACCGCGAAGACTGAAGCGGTATCTACCGCCAAGACGGAGACCCTGGCCGAGGTAGAACCTAAGATTGCCACTGCGAAGACCGAAGCCGTCTCGACCGCTAAGACCGAGACTCTTGCCGAGGTAGAACCGAAGATTGCTACCGCGAAGAGTGAAGCGGTGGAGTCCGCTAAGTCTGCTGTTTCCGCTGACGTTGATTCTAAGATTGCCACTGCGAAGACGGAGGCAGTATCCACCGCCAAGTCTGAGACCATAGCCGAGGTTGAACCGAAGATTGCTACAGCAAAGACTGAGGCTATCGCCGAAGCCAAGAAAGCAACTGATACCGCTATCGCAGCTATTCCTCCGGTCGAACCCGGCGTGAATGAAGCTAAGGTTCGGGAGATTGTGGACGGCAAGGTTCCGACCATTACCGATAATGGTGACGGTACCCTTACTATCACGACTAAGGACGCATAACGTGGATATTGCAGTACTGAACCAAGATGGGGGATTTTCCCGTCAAGCGGTGCAGACTATTCGCGCCATTGTCCTTGAAGTCCTTGCTGAGCAAGGTGCTCTCCCTGCACCAAGTGCACCGGAACCTGAGTCGGCACCTGTCAGTCCTACCCCTGCTACAGCACTAAACGACAGCTACGCGCTGCGTCAAGCTGTTGAGTCTGTGCTCAGTGAGAAGAACGCAGTATCCCCCGGCGTAAGCGAAGACCGTGTTATGGAGCTAATTGACGCACAAGCACGAAACCGTAACGCGTCGGGGCGGCTGTCCGCCGTGTACAACCAGACTCTTACAAACTAACTAAGGAGGATGCATGGCTGAGTACCATGTTTCTACAAATAAAACGCTGACTCAGCGCATTGAGTCTGAGGTATCGAAGCAGGTAGAAAAGTTCGAGACACGCCAGCCGAACTTCGGCTTCGTGAACGGGCAGCACTACTACTCGCCGGTGACCTATACCTGGCCCGATTATTACAACGGTGAGCGCTCGAAGTGGGCTAAGTTCCTCGCTTTCGGCAACACCCTCGGTATGGTTATTCTCAACCGTGCTTCGGGGGATTGGCTCTCGAAGCGCAAGGATAACGACTTCGAGGTGCAGGGTCAGCTCGCTAAAGGTGCTGGCGCTATGCGCGTACTGTTCTACATCAAGACCCGGCACGGCGCGAACATGGAGGGTATGCCCGATACATACAAGGAAAAAGTTCGCTCGAACCTCGGCGTGACCTTGGAAGAGGTTACGAAGTTCACCAACGAGTTCATCATCAACTCTGCTAAGGCAGTGAAGGAAGACTTCGGTGACATCTTCGGCGGCATCTTCCTGGATGAAACCTCGCCGTGGTTGGACGAGACGCTGCAGAACAAAGTCATTGAGAACTACACCAACTTGTACAAGCAGCTCAAGCAAGAACTGGGGCACGATACGCTTATCGTCATCAACCCCGGCTCGAACACCCCGAAGTCTATGATGGACGCTTGCGACATCGCGCTCACCTATGAGAGCGACGCGGCAAAGTACATCGACCCTGCAACGAAGTACATCCATCCAGACCACTACAAAGGCATTCCGAGCTGGCGGTTCTGGCACGTCATCCACGGCGTGACGCAGCAGAACATTGATGCTGTGTTCTCCAAGGCAGATTCGTTGGGCATCGGTAACCTCTACGTCACCGACCGCACCTTTAAAATCGGCGACGGCTCGGAGGACCACCCACAGGAGAACCCCTACGATATGCCGCCCTCGCCGTGGGTTGAAGACCGCGTTCGAGCTTGGATTAAAGGTGTTCTCCCGTTCGAGAAGCGGCTCGCCGCCCTTGAGTTGAAGGTAAACGAACTTGTCACCGAAGAGGAAAGTCCCTAGCAGTAAGGAGGAAGGTAGTGGCTACATTCACTATGCCTAGCTTCAAAAACAGCGACTACACAGGCAAGCCTGACGCGGCCATTCGTAAGCGGGTAACCGCACCAACCGTCACAGACGAGCAGATTCAGAACATGGTGAAGAAGTACCTCACGGAAAACCCCCCTGCAGCACCGCAGGCTTCGTCTTCTATTGTGAAGAACAGCTCGTATGCCGTCACGGTTACCCATGCCCCGTATGAGGCTGACCCCACCGGCAAGCGTGACGCTACGAAGGCTATTCAGGATGCCATCAACGACGTGTACGCGCTCGGTGGTGGTAGCGTCTACATCCCCGCAGGTAAGTACCTTGTCAGCTACCCGTTCATTGAGTTGAAGGGTTTCGTGCACGTGTACGGGGATGACCGCGCCACTGAGATTATCGCCACTGACGCTAAGGCGATAGCAGAGCGCACCGGTATCTTCCACACCGGCTCGTGGAACACCCGCAAACAGGCTAATGACCTGATGCATTTCGGTGTTTCCGACCTGTGGATTCGCGCTCGTAAGTCTGGCCGCCAGCACCAGAACTACATTCCGAATACCATCGGCGTATGCCTCAACTCCGACATGGGAGCTAACCCACCTGAGCCGGATTCGGTACCGAAGCTGAACAACCTGACAGTGTGGGACATGGAGACTGGCATCGCCATCATCGGTAACGACGACCAGGCCATGTGTTCCTTCGGTCTGCGAGTGCGCAACAGTTACCAGGCTGGACTTATCGTTGGTAAGCCCCCGGGACATGGTGAAGGCTCTGGTGGCGCGGCTGATAATAAGTTCTTCGGGGCTGATATTGGCGGCTCGAACCAGGGGCGCGGGAACTTCGCCGGCGTTGAGATTTACACATCCCAGACGAAGTTCGAGCTGAGCACGTCCTGGTACACCCACTCCGGCGCGGCGTTCGGTCAGCTCTACGGTATCGCGGGTAACGCCGCACCCGGCGCGGATATTACAGCAGGTTCGCCTGGCAGTAACGCCCGTGCGTCTCAGTACAACGGTGCGGGCTGGCGCATCCGCGCTACGAAGTGCGCGTTCACAACCTGCGAAGCCCAGGAAAATGGCGGCCACGGATTCTTCGTGGAGTTCGGCGACAACACCTTTACCGCGTGCCGGGGGGAGTCCTCGTCCTACGGGCCTACTGCCCACGGCTCGGCGGGTAAAAACTCCAGTGCGGATTTCTACCTGTGCAACTCGGGTACGGACGGCACGGTGTTGCAAGGCTGTTCCTCCCGCCGCGCTCGTCCGAATGACGGTGGCGCCCGTTGGAGCTATTACATCGAGTCCTGGTTCAAGGGTCTGACGATTGCGAACTGTACCACCCTGGATACTCCGGTACCGAGTGGGTACACGCAAGCAACTGTGCCTCTTCGGTACAAAGACCCCCAAGGTGACGGTGTATCGCTGCATGTCGGTAACTTCCGCTATCCAGCCCCGGCTAGTGGCGGCTCTGGTGTGAGTGAAGAGCGTCTGCAATCCGTCAAGACGGAGATTCTGAACCAGACCTCCGGGGTATTAACGTACCAGCTGGTGAAGGTGAGCAATGACATCAACCTGCGTAGTGGTGCTGTGGCGCAGTCCATGAGCGTAGACCGTTCATCGGGTCACGCGCTCATACACATGGATTTAGATATGGTATCGGTCCCGCCTAGTGGAGCTACGGTGTTCCGTCTCCCACCAGAAGCACCCACGCCGGTGTCGCTCAGCGAGATTCAGGTAATCCCCGGCCAGCAGAGTGAAGGCTCGGTTGCCGTTGAAGCTGGTTCTCGGGATATAAAGTTCTGGTCGTTCGGAGCCTCTGCTCGCGGTCGCCGGTACATCCTCAACATCCCGCTTTTCACCCGCTGGGCATAGGGTATAATATAGATATCCTTTCAGAATGTGGTTGAGGTGTGGGGGTGGGAACCCCCCGCGTGGAAATACCCTGGCGCTATAATGCCAGGGTATTTCTATGTCCGAAATTGGGTATGTAAAAACCCCGGCAAGACGACTAACAATCTCGCCGGGGCAGGAGAAAATGCCTACAGCAGGGACGCGCCAACCTCCCTGAGGCATGTCTATCGTACCACAGGTACTATACTTGTATCGTAGATTTGTTCTAAACTACGCCTAAATACTAAGGAGTTCTTCAATGTTCATTACGGACTTGGCAGACAAACTCCGCGCGTACACTGCACCGAACGGTAAACGCTTGAACGTTATTGAGGTTCAAGGCTGGAAATACCGTGGGTACCAGGCCGCCAACGGGTGGCAAATGGATGCGGTCAATGGTGTTCTTTGGCACCATACCGCCACTGGCTCTGCTCGCTACTGGACTGAGGGTGCACCAACACTCAACATGTGTATCCACGGGCGCTCCGACTTGCCGGGGCCTTTGGCGCACATCGTGTTCGGGCGTAACGCGGAAGTTTACGTAATCGCCGCCGGCTGGGCTAACCACGCCGGGGAGGGCGAAGCCCCCGGCATACCGGTAAATCGGGGTAATGAGTTCCTTATCGGTGTGGAGATGGAGTCCTCGGGTGTCGCGCCCGCAGACTGGACTGCCGCACAGCTGGAATACATGCCTATCCTCGCCGCCGCGCTGGAACGCGGGTACGGCAGTGGTAACCCCAACTTCCTGCAGATTGCGCACAAAGAATATGCAGGACCAGCGCAGGGGAAAATCGACCCGTCCTTTATTGACATGGACGCATTTCGCGACAACATAAACAAACTACTCGCTGGGCAAGCCCCGGCAGGAACAGGAGATTGGTTCGACATGGCAACCAAGAAAGAACTTGAAGAAGTGCTCTTCTATACCCCCCGTCCTGAGTGGGGTAACCGCACCCTCGTGGATATGGTGAAGATTCAGGATTCTATGCAGTGGTCTACCCTACGCATGGTGAAGACCCTGTTCAACCAGTTCCGCATCGGCATTCCCGGACGGATGCGAGACGGCTCGGTGGCAGGTAAGCTCCGCGAGCTTCTTGGGTATAACGAGGCTTCCCAAGGCAACGCCCGCAAGGAAGAGTTCGATAACGATACTCGCGCCAGCTTCATGAACTTCCCTAACTAAGGGCGTGCCGTGGTTGAAATACCTAAGACCGGCGACCCTGAGGTGGATGCATTTGTGATTATCCTAGTGTGTCTCGTTATCGCAGTGCTCGTGGGGTTACGTGCCGGTAAAGTAATCTCCGGCAAGATTGAAGAACTTCAGCACGCGGTTCATATTGTCGGGAACGACGCACGTGAAGCGAAGCACCAGGTGAAGAACGACCACGGCACGAACCTCAGGGATGACCTGGATAAAATTCGGGATAAACTCTCTACAATAGAGGGTGGTATGAAGACCTCCAACACCGCAATGCTTGAAATCCGCAACCGGCTAGACGACCTCCAACGAGAGCAAGCTAACCAAGGAAAGAAGCAGCGCGATATGGAGGACACACTTACCCGCAGCTTGGACGACCAATCTGAGCTAAAGAAAGATATAGGCGGACTACGTGCTGACAATCGGCACACACAGACCCGGCTCGACCGGGTAGTGGATACAGTAGTCCTGAACGATAGGAATTTACATGGCTCTGACAACTGAGCAATGGGCAGCCGTCCGTAAAATTGTGTACGGCCTCGTAGCCCTGGCCGGTGTAGGTCTAACTGCATTCGGTACCGTCAATGCTGAACAGTGGGCTCACATCTCCGCAGGTGTTACAGGCGTTATTGGTGCTGTGCTGGCACTTATCAACGTAAGCCCCACACAGTACAAGGAACAGCCCGCTAAGCCTGTTGAGTCCCAGGATTCCTCGGCGGCCCCGGCTGAACACGCAGCTGATTCTTCGTACTACGCTTCCGACGATTACCTGAATCAGTAAGCGAACAGGAAAATCCCCGGCACGTCGTTGCATCCGTGCCGGGGATTCCTCTACCCTACCTTAACACAATAGTCGGTAATGTCTGCCAAAGCGGATAAATCGTTTTCCAGCGTGTCGCGCTTTAGTTTTTCCCCGTGAGATTCCAGTGTGGAATACCGGAACTTGAGGGCGCTTATCTTCGCGTGTACTTTGTCATACTTATACTCTCTAGGGAAGCCGTCACCTATACTCTCAAGCATGTGAATGGCTTCAAGAGGTTCTGCCTCGTCGTCCCCGCCGGGCATTGCGATGTGTAGCACCCCTCGCGCTGTTGTGAAGTCCACAGTCTACACCTCCCCCATAATCCACTTGATGCGTTCTTCTACAGCCTTACGGCGCATTCCGTCTTTCTGCACCATAACAGCCATACTAAACAGAATTTCTTCTGCCCTTTTGGTATTACCAGGTTTCACCGACCACCCACGGGCTTCTGTCCGTTGCGCAAAACCCACTAAAGTACGTAGGGCGGAAACGGCTTCCATAGATGCAGGTACTTCGTTGTTTTCCTGAAGCTCTTGCATGGTACTCCGGGCTTTATGTACTTCGGGAGTCATCTCTTCTAGGATATCCCCGTTTATCTGAACAACGTCGCCCAGGTGGTCTAAGACATCCCCCGGCAAGTACCCCATCAAAGGTACACCTTGTTCGGTGGGGTACAAGTCCACGGTAGCGTGAGCTTTGTACCGTGGTTCATCATACGAAGGTACGAACGATTGTACTTTAGCTTCCCTAAACCCGAGAGCTGTAAAGATAGCCTCTAAGTTACTGCGGGTGTAACCAACACCGCGCTTGACTAAGCCCTTAGACTCGTCAGGGGATAAGATTAGCACTGGCTCTTCTAGGGACTCTCGGACGCTTTTCGCAAGCATGCATTTAGTGTCCCGTAGTTCCATGCGAACACCGCCCATAGAATACTTGTAATCATATGTTAGCGTCACACTAACTTCGGGCGGCAGCACCGGC